CATTAGAACCATCTTATACCTTAAACTATATTGCAACCAAAGAGTTGGGTAAAGGTAAGTTAGAATACAAAGGTAATTTGGATGATTTATTCAGAGAAGATATAAACAAATACATTGATTACAACATAGTAGACGTTGAGTTAGTGGTTGGTTTAGAAAAGAAACTACAATTCATTGAACTATGTAGAGCAATCTGCCATGCGGGACACGTTCCGTATGAGGATTTTGTGTATTCATCAAAGTATTTGGAAGGTGCTTGTTTGAACTACCTTAAACAAAAGAATTTAGTAGCACCTAACAAACCTGCGGATAGAAGAGAAAGGATGCAGGAAATCAATGATAATAATCAAGAGAAGTTCATTGGAGCATATGTAAAAGAACCTATCGTTGGTAAGTATGATTGGATTTATGACTTGGACTTAACATCTCTATATCCATCAATCATTATGACCCTAAACATCTCACCTGAAACAAAAATGGGTAAGATTGAAAATTGGGATGCAGAAGAGTGGATTAGAGGTACGGATAAAACATACGATGTAACATCAGCTGGAAGTACTGAAACTTATAGTAAGAATGAAGTACAACAAATGATTAAAGAGCACGGATTGGGTGTAGCCGCCAATGGGGTTCTGTATGACCAGAGTAAACCTGGACTTATTGCAGATATTTTAGATTTATGGTTTTCACAAAGGGTTGAATTTAGAAAATTAGAAAAGCAATATGGTGAAGCGGGTGATACGGAGAAATATGAATTTTATGCTAAAAGGCAGTTGGTTCAGAAGATTCTTCTTAACTCTATGTATGGTGTTCTTGGTCTTCCTGCCTTTCGGTTTTACGATATTGATAATGCAGAGGCAGTTACGATTACGGGTCAAACTGTTATTAAGAAAACGGCAGAGATGGCAAACATTAAGTACCAAAAGGAATTAGGTACTAAAGAAGATTACAACGTGTATATAGATACAGACTCAATCTATATGCTGGCAGAACCTTTGGTAAAACATAGGTTTCCGGAGTATAAAACATTTGATGAGAAACGAATGGCTTCGGTAGTAAACGATATTGCAGAAGAAACACAACTATTTCTTAATAAGTTCTATGATATATTAGCCGAAAGGTTCTTCTTTATATCAAAGGATAAGCACAGATTTGAAATTAAAAAGGAATACATTTCTAAAGCAGGATTTTGGGTAGCAAAGAAACGATATGCACAATGGATGATTTTAAAGAATGGTATTCCATGTGATAAACTTGATGTAAAGGGGTTAGATGTAGTTCGTTCATCATTCCCAAAAGCATTTCAAGACTTTATGAGTGGTATTCTTCGTGATATTCTTACGGGTAAAACGAATGAAGATGTTGATAAAGAATTAAGAGAGTTTAAATTAAGTTTATCTGGATTGGATGTATCAGTTATAGCAAAGGGTGGAGCAGTAAAAGAGATTAGTAAATATGATACCAAAACTTTAGATAAACGTATTGGTTCATTTGAAAAAGGAACACCTGCACACGTTAAAGCAGCAATCACATATAATCGATTACTCAAACACTACAATTGTGCATTTATGTATGAACCAATTAGAGATGGTGATAAGATTAAGTGGGTATATTTAAAACAAAATCCATTTGGATTAGATACGGTAGCATTTAAGAACTATAATGACCCGGATGAAATTATGGATTTTGTTAAAAAATACATTGATGTAGATAGAATTTTCGAAGCAGAGTTGGAGAATAAGATGAATGACTTTTATAGAGCATTGAAATGGGAGAAGGTAAACCACGCAGAAAAAAAACTCTCACAATTTTTTGGATTCTAAATTAAATTTCCGTATATTTGTAAAAATTAAAACAATAAATTATGAACAAAGTAAGATTAAATCGTTTCATTCAAAAGTACAACTTGGCTGGACTTATTGAAAGTGTTGCTTGGAAAACAGATGGTAGTACATTAACTACAAAGTTTATTTCCGATGATAAAACTTTATTAGGTGAGGTTGAATTAGCAAATTTCACATTTGATACCGCAGAGTTGGGTGTTTACACTACATCAAATCTAAATCGTATGTTATCTGTAATGGGTGATGATATTGAATTGGAGGTTGGTAAGATGGAAGAAAAGAGTATTTCATTAAACATCAAAAGTGACAAGACAAAGGTAAACTATCAGTTGGCTGAATTAGCAGTTATTCCAGCGGTACCTGATTTGAAATCATTGCCTGATTTTGATATTCAAATTGAATTAGATAATGCATTCATTGACCGTTTTATCAAAGGTAAAAACGCATTATCGGATGTAGATACATTTACAATTCTTACAGAGAAGGGTGATTTAAATTTGGTGTTGGGTTACTCAAATGTAAACTCTAACCGAATTACATACACTGTACATTCATCGTATGGTGCAGAAGTTAAAGCAATTTCATTTTCCGCTAAATATCTTAAAGAGGTATTGGTAGCAAACAAAGATGCAAATTCAGCTAAATTACAAATTTCAACACAAGGATTAGCACACGTTGCATTCCAAATTGATGACTTTACATCAAAATACTATTTAGTTGAAGTTCAAGCTGGAGCATAATAAATTACATATATGAAATTTTGGGATACCGAAGAACCAAAGGAGGTTTTTAATTACGATGAGATGAAACGTAAGTTCATTGAGAACTTGGATTATCTTAAAGAAATGTCCGTTGAAGAACAAACACTATACAAAAAGTGGATGGAATGGAATGCGGACTTAAAGACAACGTTTCCTAAAAAATCATATTTAGGTCAATACTACGATGTGTTGTGGAGACCAACTGATATATACAATAAGGAGCTAACTCTGAAAGAATTAGATGAGTTAGACCCTTATGTGGAAATTGTTGAAGATGACCCAAAGCAATCAACTCGATGGACGGATATTCGTAGACTTATCCATACGATGGAGTTTTCAGCTAACCCAGGTCGTAATGTTAAGATTTACGCCAAAGATAGAACGAGTGGTAAGATATTAGGGCAGATTTGTTTAGGTTCTGATATTACATCTTTGGGAGTTAGAGATGCATATATCGGTTGGAGTAAAGATGATAAGTTTAAGAAGGGTAAATTGAATTGTACTGCTATTGCAACTACCATCGTATCAACACAACCATTTGGTTACAATTTTTTGGGTGGTAAACTAATCGCAGCATTAGCAACCGCACCGGAGATACGGGATTATTGGAAACGCAAGTATAGTAATCCATTAGTTGGTATAGGTACAACATCCCTGTATGGTATTCACTCACAATATAATGGTATCCCACATTTCAAAACATTAGGCGAATCTAAAGGTAAAATTTCTACAAAGCCAGATGATTCGGTTTATGACCCTTGGCATCAATGGATTAAAGAAAATCGTTCAGAATGGTATAGTAAAAATATCACACAAGAACGTGAAAGGAATGGTGCTAGTATGGGTTATGAAAAGAATGGACCTGTAAGTGGTATTAAGCAAAAGATTATTCAATCAATCTATAAAGAGTTGGGAATTAAATCAGATGCTTATGACCACGGATTCCAAAGAGGTGTGTATTTTGCACAAATGTATGAGAATGGTCATGAGTTTCTATGTGATAAAATTACCGAAGAGGAATTGGTATTGAAGGATAAGTTTAAGAATGGTATTCAATACACAATGGATTGGTGGAAAAAGAAAGCCAAAAATCGTTACATTAAATTATACGATGAGGGTAAGATTAAGCCAGAGGTTCTATTTTATGTAGATGCAATTGGTATTAGTTGGGAGAAAATGAAAGAACTTTATTTATCAGAGGTAGGAAGGTAAGATGCAATTTTGGGAAGGACAAATAAGTAATAAAGCTAGAAAGGTATTGGTGATACCAAATATCACTAACTCCAGCAATATAGAAAAAGACTCTTTTGTGGATGTAATTTACAATCACATTAAGGGGTTAGAAAACTATGGAGAATACTTTTGGAATATCATATTACCTAAACCCGTACAAAAGCTTAACTTATTAAATGTTAAGCAGCATATACTACCATTCTCTGGTGATATGATAAAGATGCGTACATATCCACCTGATATGAATAAAGTGTTGGAGAATGTTGAATACGATGTAATTTATTCCCATTTACCAGATTGGCCGCAAGTGGGTAGATACAAAAACTCATTTGATACTAAAATCATTGGTTACGCACATTGGTGGGAAATGAAATCGTGCAACGCAGAGGATAGAAAGAACAAATGGAGATGGATGCCCATAGAATTATTAGGTGTATCTCAAATGGATACTTGCTTCTTAAATACACAAGACCAAAAGAATAGGGTATTGGAAGAAGCTAGTGCTTGGTATAGTGATGGGTTTGTAGGTAATTTGGATAAAATTCTTACAGTATGGAATCTTGGTATAGATAATACTAAAATAATTCTAACACCATCCACAGAAAAAACCAAAACTATTGTATTCAATCACAGAGCAGCAGCTTATAAAGGGTATCCAACTTTCATTAAACTAATGGAAGAGTATAGAGGACAAAGACAAGATTTCAATGTATGGGTGCCTCAATTAGATGGTACACCCGAACATAGTTGGATTGATAATACAAAAGTACCAAAGCACGAATACTATAATAGATTACAAAGATGTTTAGTTGGTATCCAAATGAGACAAACCAATTATGGGTGGAGTGTAGCAGCTACGGATTGTATGATGAATGGTACACCAATGATATATCAGGAATCAGATTGTTATAGAGAAATTGAGCCTGATGGTATGTTCTTCAAATTCAAAAAAGATTTATTTGAGATGTTGGATAAGTTATTGGATAATGAAGAGTTCAGACAAGAAAGAGAGGTTATGGCTATAAATCGTTGTGGTGAGTTATCAAAAAACAATGATGTTATGTTACAACTATTGCATAATAAACTAACAGATAAACAATAAAATATAATGGCATTTTTTGAAACAGAAAAAGTAAATAATGTAGAATCCACTCATAGTTTATGGGTTGAAAAATATCGTCCAAAGGTATTGAATGAATATATTGGTAATGATTTATTAAAAGAAAAGGTAGAGGGTTATTTAGAAAGAAATGATATTCCACATCTATTACTTTATGGTAAAGCTGGTACTGGTAAAACTACATTAGCCAAAATCATAGCAAACACAATTAAATGTGACTTTATGATTATCAACGCATCGGATGAAAATGGTGTAGAAACTCTACGTGTTAAAATTAAAAACTTTGCAAGTGGTGTTGGTTTTGGTGGTTATAAGATTATTATTTTAGATGAGGCGGATTATTTAACACCAAATGGCCAGGCGATTCTTCGTAATGTAATGGAAACGTTTAGTGCACATTGTCGTTTTATCTTAACGTGTAACTACCACGAAAAGATTATTGAACCAATTATTTCTAGATGTCAAACATTTGCAGTAATCCCACCATCAAAGAAGGATGTTGCAGTTCATGTTAGTAATGTATTAACCAAAGAGGGCATTACGTTTGATATTAAAAATTTGGCAGAAATTATCAATCAGTATTATCCTGATATTCGTAGGGTTATAAATACTTGCCAACTACAATCATCGAAAGGTGAATTAAAAATTGATACTCAAACTTTAATTCAATCGGATGTTAAATCCAAATTAGTTGATTATTTAAAAGCTAGTGATGATAAACGTAATACATATTTAAATATTAGACAATTGGTATTGGATAACAGATTAAATGATTTTACGGAGTTATATGCATATTTGTATGAAAAGGTAGATGATTATGCAGCTGGTAATACGGCTAGTGTGATTCTATCATTAGCAGAAGCTCAATATAGAGATTCTATGGTAGTAGATAAAGAAATCTGCTTTATGGCAGGAGTTATAGGTATAATTGGAATTATTAAAAAATAAATTATGGAAAACACAGAAACAGCAAAGCCTATCGGTGATAGAGTTTTAATTGAGATTGAAAAGCAGGAAAAAACAGTAGGTGGTATTATCCTACCAGAAACCGCACAATATGGTGAAAACAAATTGGGTAAAGTAATATCAGTAGGGCCTGGTGTATTTACACAAAACGGAACTCGTATCCCTATGACATTGGAGGTTGGTAATAAAGTATTACTACCACATAATAGTTACGATACACAAACTATTAAATTGGCTGGTAAAGATTATATTTTATTGCGAGAGCAAGAAGTTTTAATGGTGATACGATGATAGGTGGTAATTTAGGAAAACCAAATATATCACAAGCAAAGGATATGGCTTGTGGGAATTGTGGAGGTGATACTTTTGCAATTGGGTATAAGTTTAAAAAGATGAGTAAGTTACTCACAGGAGCAGCATCGGATGAGATTATCCCATTTGAAATCTATTTATGTGTAGAATGTGGAGAACCATTAGAAGAGTTGTTACAACCTGAATTAAGAAAACCAAAAGAAAATGGCGAAGGAAAAAATCCGCTTGGGCTTATTTGACCACATATCGGCAGTAACGGAGAAGCAATACCCTAATTATTTTAATACAATATCGGTAGAAGATAAAAAGACTTGGACTAATTATCTTATCTTCCGTTACTTATCAATGAATTATGAATTTGTAGAATTTTTGGCTGAAATACAACCATTGGTTGAAACATTAGAGGCTGAACAATTCTACAAAGTTATGATAGATGTAATACCAAAGAAAAAATATTATCTAAAATATATGAAGGGTAAGAAATCTGCTGATTATGAAAAATGGTTAATTGAATTAGTAGCAAAAGATAATCAGGTATCTACATTGCAAGCCGAAGAATATTTGGATATTTTATATTCTACCAAAAATGGGAAGGGTGAAATACTAAACCTTTGCCAAAAATACGGAACATCCGAAAAGGAAATCACTTCCTTAAAACTTAAAATTTAATATCGTTTTATGATTTCTCCTATATTTATTTATGGGAGAAATTATGAGACTAATTACATCAATATTGTTGGTGCTATTACCTATTATGGGTATGGCACAAAATACAGAGCCAGTTTTTGTTGAAAAAGTTGTTAATAGTGTTCAGATAGGACCTTTAACCGGCAACAAAAACCTGGCTTTTGGTGTAAAAAACATCCTACAAGAATTAGTACAAGAGAACCATCCTTTGATGGAAACCATAGATGAGAACACAATCGTTCTTAAAACAGAAATCGTTTTCTTCGATATTCTAACAACCAAAAAAAATATATCAGTTTTTCATTCAGACGAAACTGAAGTAGTTATACGAATCAAGGGTACGCTTTACAAAAACGGCAAGAAATTAAAACAATTTTTAGCAGAAGAAAGTTCATCCGAAGTATCTACTAGTACATTATTAGTTAATGAAGGTGGACAATTCAACCAACAATCTGCACGAAATGCGATTAAAAAGAATTGTGAAACCTTAATCAAAAAACTATTATAATGAAAAACTTATTATTCGGATTGGTGTTTATATTAGCATCATTTACATCTTTTGGGCAATTGATAATAAACCAAGAAATCGTAAACTCAAAACCTTATAGAGTTGGGGATACTCTAACTATGAGATACAATGTTGTTAAAGGAACTACAAATCCAAGATACCTATGGATGCGTTATCAGTATTCAAACAAGCACCTACAAAAATTAGGTCCTACTGTATTCTCACAAGGACAAACTGCTCAAAACTTTGAAGCAACTTGGCCAAACTATATGTTTACACAAAATCCTATAATTGGAGTTGGTGAATTGGATAAGCAATACGCTTCAACACCTTGGAACTATTCACAGAATGGTGATTGGATAGCAAAGCAATTTACAACACAAAGAGCAGATGCAGTAATTGATGGTTTATGGGCAACTGAAAAGTTTATCTTATTAGAAAACTCAACGTATCAAGCCATACACAAATTGGATTTGGCAACTGCTAATGGAACAAATGATGCAGCAATCACACCAATTGGTTCTCAAGTTCTTCAATTATCTTTTGCAGATGCAGATGTAAAGCACGTTTCCGCATTTAGAGTAAGAGTTGCATATCCAGGTAATTTTGATGTTACATCATTATCAGTTCTAATCCAACCATTAAACGCAGATGGAACTACTAATTTTTCTGCTCCACAAATAGCAAAGACACCATTAAACTCTGCGGGAATGGTAGATTTCGCACAATTTAATATTGGTGATAAATTTGGAGTATATATTGTTCCAACTACTGGAGCAGGTTATTTAAACAATGTAGTAACTGTTACCGATGCTTATAGAGCATTTTTAGCAGTAACCGATGTTGGATTAAATGGTACATCATCTATATTTCAATACCCTGCAATCGAAAAGGCAATTGGTAATGTAACAATTGGTGATGGTGATTTTAACAACAATGATGCTTATTATTTATTTGCACACATTTTAGGACAAGATGTTGCTTCGAAGGCAAACATAACTAGACAAGGTGCAAATCCATTACAATTTATATCGGTAAAGCAATCGGCATTTCCAAACTTTGCAGCGGCACCAACTAACAATTCAGTAACCATAACATCGGCAAATCAAACGGAGATTTTCTCTTACGCGTTTAGTGGTGATTTGGATTTCTCACACTCTTCTAATCCTGGTAATCCAATAACTGCAAATAGTGTTGGTGGACAAGGTACAATGAATAGAACAATAGCTAACAAAGGTATCTACGCAAATCAAGTTACTAAAACTGCAACATTAAGTTTATCATCTAAAATTGAAAACAACAAAGTTATATTAAGTGGTAACTTAACGCAAGCAGGATTAGCAGGATTAGAAGTTATTTTGAAATATGATAATTCTAAATTAACTTTGGATGGTATTGTATTTGATGCAGGTTCATCTATAACTAACTTTTCAACAGATAAAGATGGTAGATTAACATTTGGTTCAATGGACCAAATTAAAACTGCTAGAATTAAAACTGGTACACCATACAAATTAACTTTCACATCTAATGTTCCTTTAACAAATACTTCTGGTTTATTCTATACTGAATTAGCAGATGCAGTTGATGGAAACGGAAATAAGATTGGTTTAAATGTAGAGTAATGAGAAAACTACTTGTTGTAATATTAATATTATTATCCAGTAGTATATCCATAGCACAATCCATTACACAACCTGCCTCCAAAAAGTTTGAATTAAACGTAAGTGGGCAGGCGTGTAGTGGATTTGTTTTGAATGGGTTTACTTCTACTGATATATTATTGGCATCAATAGGGTTTATCAATCCACCAGCAGGTACAACATTCAATTTAACCACAACAACAGGTTTAACACCCGCATCTGGTTTTACTTTAACCGGTAATAAAGCTCGTTTAGTATTTACGGGAACTCAAACAAACATAAATAACGCATTAGCATCTCTAAAAATAAATACAGGTGCAACTGCCGGTAATGTTCAAATATCCGTATCAGCAACTTTAAATCCAACCGGATTTTATTACAATCCAATAAACGGACACTTTTACAAACCAGTAACTCCTGGAGATACATATACGGGAGCAAGAGCAGCATCGTTACTAACAACATTCAAAGGACAGACAGGATATTTGGTAACGATTACTTCTGCCGATGAAAATGCATTTATATTTGCCAATGTACCACAAGCTAATATATGGTTTGCAGCAACGGATGAGGTAATTGATGGTAGATGGGTGATTGATGCGGGACCTGAAAAAGGAACGGTAATGAAAACATCAAATGGACAAACTGCCGGAAATATACCGGGTGTGTATAATAACTGGGCACAGGGTGAACCAAATGGTAGTAATGGTAGTGAGAATTATGCAGTAACCAATTGGAATGGACAATCAACTTGGAATGATTTATCAAACAATTGGACTAATCCATACATAATTGAATATGGAACTTGGACTAATCCCGATTCACAAACATTTACAAATTTCTATTCGGCAAACGTAATAAACCCAATAGATGTTCCATCATCAAAAGTTAATTTTTACTTTGGTGGAGGTATAAACCCATCTCAATGGTCAGTAAAATCTTATACCGCAAATGGTGCAACTCAAGTTAGTACAACAACCGGTTTAACTTTGGGAACAAATGGTAGTGTAGTTAATACTAGTGATTTTGTTAAAAGTAAAACGGATATGGTTATGTATTTATCCAAACTACCATCAACTACTTTGTTCAATTTATATGGGAGTGTATTAACTGTGGGAGATGCTTATATGGCATTTCAAGAGTTAGCAAATAGAGGATTGAGTGGAACTGAAAGTAATTCATTTTCAAATGGGGTACAATTTTTAAATGCAGATGTAGATGGTAATAATGTATTTAACGAAGTAGATTCATATAAAATACTACAACACGTAATAGGTGGTACTCAAATAGTTTCTACTTGGAGTGAAGATAATTTATTCAGATTGGTAAGAAAAAGTACATTTGATGCCATAACTAAAGCAAATTGGGCAACAACAAATACACCATATAAAGCAAACTATCCATTAGCAGTTGATGCTTCTATAAATGATTATGTGTACCATATAGTAGTAGCATTAAAAGGTGATGTAAACTTATCACATACACCCGCACAAAACACACAAACTACCGCAAGTACAAATCGTACTATGAGTTTAACTACACCAATGGAAATTTCTACTTATGTATCAAGTGAAAATATTGGTGGTAAGGTTGTAGTAAGTGTAAAAGTAAATACATTAGGACAATCATTAAAAGGTATTCAGTTAAAGTTAAATTATGATAAAGATATATTAAAATATCAAAGTACGGAATATACTACCGATGGAAATCCTACAAACTTTTCAAATGATACTGGTAATTACATAAACTTTGGTTCTTTGATTTATAGTGGAAACGGATTACTAACTGATAATACTGAATACAAAATAACATTTTTACCAAAAATTGGTATTGAAGGTGTATTGGGATTAACATCAATTTCAGCAACAGATGCGGTAAATAAAGATGGTAAGCAACTAAAAATAAATCTAAATTAATGAAAAAATTTACACTAATAATGTTATTACTTTGCGTAGGATTTATTTCAAACGCACAAATACCCGCACCTGATACATTGCAACTATCACCAAAAGAATTATTTGGGGAAAGTAATGATTGGAACAATGTGGGTATATTACAATCCTATGTTAATTTTTCAAAAGATGTTCTTTCATCATCAAACCTTTCGGTAGGTATTATCGGAAGACAGGTATCCACCACACTTAATTTGGGGTATAATAAATCATCTTCAAATGGACAATGGGGAAATACATTTGCAGTATCAATAAATCCTATATGGAAGTATTATGGTGCAGGTTATGGTTTAAGTAAAAACACAGAAAAAAGAACAACCACATTACAGACATTTTATTCAACTGATTTTGATTTTCAAAAAGATATTACTCTATCATTTATTGATGTACACAGAACTGAAAAATGGGGGACATTTGGATATAGTTTAATTGCATCGAAATCATTTTGGGATAGTTACCAGGGTGAGTGGGAAGGAAAATATACAGTAGATGCAAATGGTGATTTTAAAGATTTAATATATCCACAAATACCTGCATCAAGTGAATTGAGTTATAGGGGTATGGTGATGTACACATATACATTGAAAACAAAGAGAGTAAACATATCACCACAAATATTTACAATGAGTGATGTATATAAAGTATATAAAGATAGTGAATTGGATATATCATATTTTAATGATTTCAATTTGGACTTATATTATGGTACATCTATTGATTGGAAAATAACTAAAAGATTTGTGTTAAATACAAATATTAGGTACAACACAACTTTTGATAAAGAAAGTGAATCGGTTGGATATAAAAAAAGTAACCCAATCTTATTTATGATAGGAACAAACTTTCAATTTTAATGAAAAAATTATTATACATATCGTTTTTATTTTTAGTTGGATGTAGTGGTCCTGAATTGGAAATGCCAGAAGGATTATCAATTGATGATATATTTAGTGTAAGTGAGAGTAATGTTACAAATGGTGAATCTATACACTTTGATTTGCCAGAAAAAGGAACTTATACATTAACTTTAATAGATAAAGAAAGTGGACAAGTAATCGGTAGAGAAAAGTTTATTGGACAAGGTGGAGAAAATGTAAAAAAGATTTATACGAAATCGTTACAAAGTAGATATTTATATCTGTTATTAGAAGATGTTACTAAAAAAGAATTAGGAAAAACAACAATAATAATAAAATGAAAAAAATAGTAGCATCAATATTGGCAATTGGATTATTAGTATCTTGTCAAAACGAAGAATTATTATTACCACCACCAACAATGGAAGTAACTGAAAAATTACAAATAGTTGGTAATATGGGTATTAAAGTAGAAACTCCATTTGTAAAAAATGAAGTTGCTATGAATGTAAAAGCTGAAACTGCTGGAACATATGTAGTAAAAATATTAAACATATCAAACAAATCAGTATCAAAAGAAGAAGTAACTATAAAAGCAGGAAACAATCTATTAAAGATTTACGCAAACGCTTTACCATCTTCAGCATACAGAATTGGTTTGTTCGATTTAGAAGGAAACCTATTAGGAATAGCAGATTTTAATAAATTATAATAACAAATTACAAAAAAAAAGATTATGTCAGAAGAAAAAGAAAACGGCGGTGGTTCATTAAAGAGCATCCTTATTGGTTTAGCAAGTACAGTTGCATTGGGCGTTGGTGGATATGTAACCAAACAATTAACTGGTGAAAAGGATGAGCCGGCAGCAGCAGTATCAGCACCTGCACCTGTAATCAATATCACTAATTCACAAACTCAACAACAATCTGCTGGTGGTAAAACTATCATCATTAACAAAGGTGGAAACGGTGGAACAGCTAAACCAGCTCAACCAGCACCTGCTCCTAAACCTAAAAAAGAAGCAGACGAGTTTAAGGAAAAGCCAGCAGCTTGGTAATATAGTATGGAACATCAGCAACCAGACGGATTTAAGCAACTCTTAAATCAGATGATGAAAAGAAGGTGGTTAATTACATTAATTGTATTAATTACTTTTATGTTTACTACATTTGGGATTCTTATTTCTATACACGTAGATACGATTGTAGGACAAGAGTGGAAAGAATTGTTGTTATTGCTTTTAGGAGCATTCATTGGTTCTTATGGTAAGATTATTGATTATTGGTTCTCTGATACAGACAAAGATAAAATGTTAGTTCAAAAAATGGACGAGGAAGACGGTGTATCCTTATCAAACACAGGCGGAGCATCTGCACCAAATGAAAGTGATGAAGCACACCATAATATAGATTAATTAAAAATAAGGGGAGTAACTATGGGTTTTTTTAAAGATTTGTTTGATGATGATAATAACATCAACGAAAAATCAGTTGTAGGATTTGCATCATTTGGAATAATGGTTGTTGCAATAGCAGTTGATTTAGTAACAGGATATATGGGTAAGGAATTACTTATCAATGAGTATATCTTTAATGGTTTCTTAACCATAACATTGGGTTCATTTGGTATAGCATCGGTTGACAAGTTTGTTAATAAAAAAGCCGAAAATGATAAGCTAAATCATTTGGATAGTATTAAGCCAGAACCAATGAAGGAAGAAGAGGAATTAGGATAATGTATTGAAAAGGGAAGAACGAAAGTTTTTCCCTTTTTTTATATACTTATAGGAAAGAAAAAACTATAAGATATGAAGAATATATTTCTAATTTTAGCAATGGGATTATTGACCTTTATTGCAAAGGGACAGGTAGTTGGAAAGACTACTACGGAAAACTACAAAGCGAGTTTTGAAACAAAAGTGGACATAAGTGAGTTGATGGATTACGATGGTCCAACAATTCCAATTCAAATCTTAAAATGTGGAATAAGTGATGAAATTTTGGAACAATATCCGGAACTTAAAGAAAAGAAGGTGGGTCTTGGTGTGGCGAATATATCTATGGAATACCTTGAAAATCTTAACCGTTTTACTTTTACAGAGGACAAAACCGAAATCAAAAATCGAATGGTTAAACAATTTCAAGCTTCTCAAGCGGGCATTTCCCAAGATAAGTTAGATGGTAGAGGTAAGATTAGATTAGCACATTATTTTGTATCTATTGAGGTATATGATTTCTCTATTAGTGAGGATGAAACAATCAATTTAAAAGATGGTGTTAAAAATAAAATGGTTACTCGTTTAGGTTTGCAAGTTCGTTTCACAGATGCTGAAACAGGTGAGGTATTTGGTGCATCTGGTTTAGGTGATGCAACTACCACAAGAGAATTATCACTATTAAATGATGATAACTTATCAGATGTTAAATTCAATCAATCAACGATAGGAACATCTACAAAGAAAGCATTAGATATTGCTTGTGCAAGAATATTGTTGCGTATGATTAAGAAAGGTAAATTTACAAAATAATTATGACAAGAAACGAAGCATTATATAACTCAAAATTAGCAGTACTAGCTTATTCAAACAAAGACCAAATCAATTGGGATGAGAATGGATTAGAGTTAGTAAAGTGGATTGAGGATAAAAAATCAGATACACAAGGATTTGTAGCAACAAAGGATAAAACTATATATGTAGTTTGGAGAGGTAGTGAATCAAAGAAGGATTTCCAAAATGATGCTTCAATTGATAAAGTACCATTTATAGAAGAGAATGAAAAAGTTCACATTGGATTTAAAAGTTCTTGGGAATCGGTAGTGGGTGATACATATGATGCAATTGATACTGCATTAGAAAACCTACAAGGTGAAACTACTGATATTGTAGTTAGTGGACATAGTTTGGGTGGAGCAGTAGCAACATTATATGCATACTCAATTAAGAAACACTATCCTCACTACAATGTTAAAGCAACAACAATTGGTAGCCCGCGTGTTGGTAATAAAGCATTCAAAGAAAACTACGATAAAAGTGGTATAGATACTTTACGAATAGTACACAACAACGATTTAGTAACACATACACCATATATAGGATTTCATCATGTAAACTACCAAGTAAGATTAGATACGGCTGGTAATAGATTACAAAATGATAAATCACTAAAATCGCTTTGGTTGTACCTAAAATCATTATTTTCAGGTAAAACTATTAAAGACCATATGGGTGATGGTTATATGAAAGCATTAGAAAATTGGGTGAATTGATAATATATGTCATCAATAAGAGTTACATTATATGAAGATGAAGATGTATTGGTGGAATGTGATTATTTACTTAATCGTACCAAAGTTGCAATGCATATAAGTTTTAATGAGGAAGTATGGTCACATTCTTTTTTTAAGAGAATGGTATATATATACGTTGGTATACTTGATAACTTTAAAAAAGAAGGATATACAGAAATATATGGAGCACCCCCAAAGGGAAATATTAAAGCAAAGAAATTAGCACAAATGTTTGGATTCAAAGATTGGTTTGAAAACAATGAGTTATACTTAATGAAAATGGAAATAAATTAAACAACTAAACAACTAGAATTATGGGAAGCGCTGGAAAAGCAATTGAACAGGCATTTGTAGATGCCGGAAACGCAATTAATGATAATGTTATTCAACCAATTGGTAACGCAT